ACACAGGCCAAAAATGAAACAAAGAAACTAGAAGGATCATCAGCAAAGATTGCTCGTGGTGGTATTGCACAAGTTGCCAAAGGTCCTGTCTCTGTTGTTTCACAAGGTGGTTCTGCTAGTTTTGGTGGTTCGGATGGATTAAATCTGGCCGTTACAAAAAAAGGTAAATTGACTCTTAGAAATGAAAGTGGTGAAATTACTGCATCTGCTAAACAAGGCGGTATACAAGTCCGTGGAGATGAATCTGTCATAGTTAGTTCATTAAATGGTAGTATTAATGCTAATGCTAAACAAAATATAGGTCTTAAAGCACAACAATCAGCCAAGTTAGAAGGACAAACTGCCGGACTTGTAGGTCAATCTGCTGCACATGTTACAGCTGCTACAGTTCATGTTAAAGGCCAGGCTGCTACAAATGTTGATGGATCAAAAGTTAACCTTGCTGGTGGTTTGGCAATGCCTATGCCCGCTTTGGATATAGCACAGGCAATCTTTCAAAGAGTTGCTGGTGCCAAGGCGGATCAACCTAAAGAAGAACCAGATCATGAGTCAGAAATAAAGAATTGGGCCTAGACTAAATAAAGGAAGTAATTTACAGGAACTACGATGGCCACGGAAGACGATATCTACTTTAAAAGACGACTTCAAGATCCTTATGTTAATAGACAACCCGATTATAAAGACCTTGATCTAGACTTTTTCGCAGATCCAACAACAAAAGATGTTATAAAAAAGGTTGGCACAGAGGCCATTAAAAGATCAGTGAGAAACCTGGTCTTTACAAACTTTTATGAGAAACCTTTTAGACATTATATTGGTTCAGATGTCCGTGACCTTCTATTTGAAAATGCGACACCACTAACAACTATCTATATTAAAGATGCGATAGTTCAATTGCTGGAAAACTTTGAACCAAGAATTAAACTAAATGATGTAACCGTTAAGGAAGATTTAGATAATAATGGTTATAATATTAGTTTGGTTTATACTATCAGAAACAGAGAATTACAAGTAACCTCATCACTTTTTCTAGAGAGGATTCGTTAGTAACATGGCCACCTCAAATACGGCACTTAAAGTCACAGAATTAGACTTTGCCTCTATTAAGAATAACCTTAAAACCTTTTTGAAGTCGCAGTCAGAATTTACTGATTATGATTTTGAAGGTTCTGGTATGGGTGTATTACTTGATGTATTAGCATATAACACATACTATAATGGTTTCTATCTAAACATGGCCGCTAATGAGGCCTTCCTTGATACAGCACAGATCCGTAAAAACTTACTTTCACATGCTAAAATTATTAACTATGTGCCAAAGAGTGCCCAAGGGGCCCTTGCTAGATTAGATTTTAAGGTAACACCAGCAGTAACAGAAAATCAATCTGCTAATACTTTAACAATTCAAAAGTTCACATCATTAATTGGTCGTGATATTGATGGTATTAACTATCCATTCGTAACAGTTAGTGCTAACACAGTAACAAAAAGTAATGGTGTATTTTCATTCTCAAATGTGTATATCAAACAAGGTGAAATTATCACCAGAACATTTGAAATGCTTCCCAATAATATCACTAGATCATTTCAGATTCCTTCTCAGAATGTTGATACAACTACATTAACAGTTGTAGTTCAAGAATCATCAACAAACACCTCAAAATCTGAATACTTTGTAGCACAAGACCTTACAGAGGTTAAAGCCAACTCAAAGGTATTCTTCCTGGAAGAAAATGAAAATCTACATTATACTGTAAAATTTGGTGATAACTATATTGGACAAAGACCTGCTAATGGTAATATTGTTATTCTAACATACCTTGATACAGTAGGTAAATCTGCTAACAATATTACAGATTTTAGATTTTCTGAGGTACTTGGTGGTTTATTTTCTAGTAATATCCGAGTTAATACTGCCACATCTTCTTATGCCGGTACTGATAAAGAAACCGAAGAAGAGATTAGATTTAGAGCACCTTATGCTTATACGGCACAGAATCGTTGTGTTACTAAAACAGACTATGAAGTTCTCGTTTCAAAAGACTTTAACAATGTTGAAGCCGTTTCTGTTTGGGGTGGTGAAGATAATGACCCTGTTATCTATGGAAAAGTTTTCATTTCTATTAAAACTAAAGGTGTATATGAATTAACGCAACTAGAGAAAGAGCGCATTAAGAGTGAACTAATCAGAACAAGAAATGTTATGACGGTTATTCCTGAAATCATTGATCCTGATTATGTTTATCTACTTGTTAGAGGTCAGGTCAATTATAATAGTAATATCACAACTAAGACCCAAGATCAAATATTATTAGATATCAAACAGGCAATTATTAATTATAATACAGAACAGTTGAGTACCTTTAAGTCTACACTTAGAAAATCTAGATTACAAAATTATATTGATACGGCCGAACCTTCTATAACTGGTTCTGATATTAATGTTTATCTACAAAAGCAAGTTAAGATATATCCAAATGAAGTCAGAAACTATGAGATCAAGTTTAATGCTTCTTTAACAAAAGGTAGTTTCTCAGACAAACTCTTTTCATTTCCTGAAATGACTGTGTTTGATAATCAAGGTATTGAAAGAAAAGTATTGGTTGAAGAGGTACCTTTAACAATCAACGGCATTTTTGGAATACAAATCACCAGTGAAGGTACAGGATACACATCTGTACCTACAGTTACAATTACAGGTGATGGTGCCGATGCCACAGCAATCGCAAGAGTTATTAATCAAAAGGTTGTTGGTATTGATATTGTTAATAAAGGCCATGATTATACACAGGCTACCGTAGCAATTACAGGCGGCGGTGGTACAGGTGCCTCAGGTATTGTAACAGTTGATACCAACTTTGCCAACCTTAGAACTTACTATTATAAGTCATCGGGTGAAAAGATTATTGTCAATGAAAATATTGGAACAGTTGATTATTTCAATGGCAAAATAACATTAGATTCATTCAAGGTGATAAATGTGGTTCCAAATCAGTATTATGCCAATAATATAGTAACATTCAATGCTCTACCTGAAAATGAAATTATTACACCATTGAGAAATAGGATTCTTACTATTGATTCCAATGACGCTAAAAGCATTGTCCTAGAACTAGTTAAAGAAACCTAATGACAGCAAACAATAAAACATCTTATCTAGTATCTTCTCAGGTTCCAGATTTCGTAAGGGGTGATCATCCTCAATTCGTCAAGTTCCTTGAAGCATACTATAGGTTTATGGAACAAGATGGCGGCCAGTCATATGTTGCCAAAAACTTTTTACGATATCTTGATGTTGATGTTATTGATGAAGATATTCGTAGAGATGAGGCAAATACTTATGTTCATATTGAAAGAGAAGATAAATCATATCATATTTTTCTTCAAAAGTTATATGATAATTATCTAAAATTAATTCCAGATTATACTGATGCCGATAAAACTCTTATTCTTAAAAATGCCAAAGACTTTTATCGTGCCAGAGGTACCGAAAAGTCTATTAAGTTTTTATTGAATATTCTTACACCAAAGTTAATAATTCCGACCACACAAACGGTAAATGTTCTTAGATTAAAATCTACGCTGTATAATAATGTTTCAACAACGGCCTTAACTACTGTTTCAAAGTATCAAGGTAAAACTATCACTGGTGCCAATACATTTACAAGAGCAACCGTTGATAGTGTTAAGCAATATTATGATAGTAATACCCTTGTTACAGAAATGGTCGTGGTATCTGTTGATGGTATTGGTTTTGAAAATGGTGAGAATGTTTTCACTATATTTACCGAAGCCAATGCTAATAGCAGAATAGAATCCTCCTTATTTAATTATAGAGTAGGATTAACAAGTAATAGCACTATTGATGGTGTTAGTGTTTTACCAAACCGATGGGTTTCCGGTAATGTAACATATTCTACACTAAGAGATCCATCGATCTATTATCCAAAGAACGATATTCTCCGTGCGTCTGACGGTAAGTGGTATGTTGAAAGAACACTTAGAATCCAGAATACACAATTGGCGAATGTTGCCAATACAGATTATGATACCTTAAACTTATTTGTCGGAACACAGATTAGAGGTAATACTACTAATACAACTGCTATTGTTGAAAAAGTTAACCGATTCTATGAAAGTTCAACTCTTGTAGATGAATTGATTCTTTCTGGTATTGACGGCGACTTCCTTAATGGTGAGAAACTTACTGCCTTATCCCAAAGAGGTGATGAAACCTACTTTGTTAGTGCCAATATATTTAATGGTGCTATTAACACCGTAAGAGTTACACAACCTGGTACCAGTTATAATGTTGGTGATACCGTAATTGTTGAAAGTGATACTGGTGCTAATGCTGTTATTAAAGTAAGTAAAGTAAGTAGAGGTAATATCAGTTCTGTTGTTGTTAATTATGGCGGCGCAGGTTTCAGAGTTAATGATTCGGTATTCTTTTCAAGTACCTTTGGTTTTGGTGCCAATGCTAAAGTAGGTCTTGTTGATAGAAGTGGAAATATTCATCCAAATACTTATAATCTCGTTTCTTCTACAATTAGTCTAGAAGCAAATACTGCCGTTGGTAATACACTTTATTCAAACCTTTCGATTTCCATTACTGATCCGGCAAATTCTTTTGTCCGAAATCTTATGTCCACCTATGCGTTGACTAATGTTGGGCCAGTAGAAACGGTTCTTATTGTTAACCCCGGTTCTGATTATCTACCAACAATTGGTATTGATATATCTGCCAATACACATCTAAGAAACCTTGGTGCCCTTGGTAGACTAGAGATTGATGATCCAGGTCAATTATATCAGGCCAATGATAAGATCATATTTACCAATTCACCTGGTGGTTTTGGTTATGGTGCTTATGCTAATGTTGCCAATGTTAATATCTTTGGTGAAATTACCAAAGTTCATTTTCAGTCATTAAATGATGAAGTTATTGGCGGTGTTGGATATGAGAACACACATTTACCAATTGCCAATGTTCAATCAACATTTGGATTTGGTGCTCAGATACGAGTAGTCACCATCTTAGGTGATGGTGAGGTTATGTCCGTTGCCAATTCTAGTATTGGTGGTGTTGAAGAATTAGTTATCTTAAACCGCGGTGATGGTTATCTAACAGCACCAACTCTTAATCTATCCTCAATTGGTGATGGAACCGCACAGGCAGTTTCAACCATTATTGACGGTATCTACACATACCCTGGTAGATATTTGAATGATGATGGTATGCTTAGTTCATCCAATTACCTACAAGATAAAGACTACTATCAGAACTTCTCTTATGTCGTTAAGGCCAAGGAATCTTTAAGTGGTTATATGAATCAACTTAAAGACTCGGTTCACCCTGCTGGTATGTTGCCATATGGTGAAAGACTTTATGAAGATATGGGAGAGGTTGAAGGTTCTGAGACCGAATTTTATGATATGGAAATTGCGTATGTCCAAGAACCAGTTGGTGTTATTAGTAATATCTTTGTTACCACTGCCGGTTCATTATACTCTATTGGTGATCCTGTTCTTATTCAGAATACCGGTGGCAGTGGTGCTAATGCTGTCGCAGTTGTTAGTGAAGTTATTACAGGCAATATTAATAATGTTACTGTCGCATTTGGTGGTGCTGGTTTCCGTCAGAACGATTATATCACATTTACAAATACCGATGCTATCGCCAGAGTTTTCCAGGTTGATAAGAGTGAAACATATCATCCAAATAATTATACCATCTATGGTGAAACAATTATTAATGTTGAGGCCAATACACCAATTAACAATGTATATTACTCAAACCTTAATATCTTCTTGTCTGATCCTGCTAACAATGCTCTATTGGATATTCTACCAAATTGGGAATATTCAAACACAGGTCCTGTGGTTGTCGTGGCAGTTCTCAATTCAGGCAATAGTAGTAATCTTATCCCAACGGCGGATATCGCTTCTAATACCTATGTTAAGAGTCTCGGTATTCTTGGTAGGTTGGAAATCGTTGATGGTGGTCTTAACTATGCTACAAACAATAAGATCATATTCACCAGCCCTCCAGATGGTCTAGGTTATGGTGCTTATGCTAATGTTACGAATGTTGCCGCAAACGGTAAGATTACTGGTGTTAGATTTGAAAGAAGCGATCCTTCACTTGCCCAAGAATATATCGGCGGTGTTGGTTATACTATGAATACACTACCAATCGCAACTGTGGTATCCGGAACAGGTAACGGTGCTAATATCGTTGTTCGTGCTACAATTGGTGATGGAGAAATACTAAATATCTCAAATAGTAGTATTGGTGGTATTCTAAGAATTGAAGTTCTAAATGGTGGTGATGGTTATAATACTCCACCGACAATTAATCTAACTCAGAGAGGCGATGGCCTGGCAGAGGCCTATGCTACCGTAGTTGGCATTGAGGATCTACCATCATAAATAATGAAGAAATGTTAAAGGAAGAAAATGTATTCATCTACAACCGTTGATCTTAAAGTCTTAGCAGCAGAAAGATTTAAAGAATCAATTTCATTTGCTAATTCTAATACTACCGTTTATTTTACTTATGGTAGAATTGAAGGTTGGACAAATGAACCTATTCCTGATGTTGCTAATAATTCTGTTTCAGCAAAGTATGAACTATGGGAGAATATGGTTGGTGGTAAGAGAATCGTAGAAGGTGATATTAGACAAGTTGTTCCAAAGTATGAATGGAATTACGGTACAGTTTATAGTTATTATGATAATCTTAATACTAATTTGTATAATGAAGGTGTTAAGTGGTATATTGTTAATGATAATGGTAATGTTTATAAATGCCTATCAAATAACGGTGGTGCTAATTCATTATTTCAACCAACATCAACCGCCACAAACAATACTATTCAGACCGCAGATGGTTATATCTGGAAGTTTATGTATGGACTAACAGAAGATGAAAAGAATAGATTTGTTACTACACGATATATGCCGGTAAGAACATTAACTGCCGATAATGGATCACTTCAATGGGATGTTCAAGATGCCGCAGTTGATGGTGCTATTCATACCATAGTTATTACAAATGGTGGTAGTAACTATACAAATGTTTCCAACCTTATAGTAACAGTAACAGGTGACGGTTCTGGTGCTGCCGCTGTTGCTACAATCAACTCAATATCAAACACCGTTAATTCCATCTTTATGAGTAGTATAGGATCAGGTTATACTAAGGCTCAGGTTACTATTAGCGGTGGTGGTGGTACTGGTGCTACTGCCAGAGCAATTACTCCTCCTGCTGGAGGACACGGTAAAGACCCATTGTATGAATTGGGTGCTAAATATCTTATGTTCAACCCACGACTACAGAATATTGAAGGTGGTATATTGCCTGCCGTCAATAACTTTAGACAAGTTGGAATTATTTTTAATCCTTACATAAGACAAACTACAAATGTTTCTTCTAACTTGGCATTCTCACAGACAACCGATTTAACATTATCTGGTGCCAGTGGTAATTATATTCAAGATGAATGGGTTTATCAAGGTTCAAGTTTGGAAACATCTAGTTTTAAGGGTAAAGTTGTTAGTTGGAGTAGTTCATTAGGTCGTATTAGATTGACCGAGGTTGATGGATCACCATCCACACAGAGTTTGATTGGTGCTAATAGTATTGCGTCAAGGTTCGTAACATCTATTGTTTATCCAGAATTGGAACAAGATTCCGGAAAAGTGCTATATATTAATAACATAACACCAATTACAAGAAATAGAGGTCAGACGGAAGACTTCAAAATAATTATTAAGTTTTAAGGAAGAAATTAATGGCAAGTGTTAATGTCGCAAATACTCTAATCGTTCCAGCATCATCAAAGGTATCTCCTTATTATGATGATTTCAACGAGGACAAAAACTTTCATCGTATTATGTTCCGTCCTGGTTATGCTGTTCAGGCCAGAGAATTAACACAACTTCAGACAATTCTTCAGAACCAAGTTGAAAGATTTGGTCGTCATATTTTTGTTAATGGTTCTTCCGTAATTGGTGGTAAACTTGATACTTCCGACATTATCACACTTAATGTTCAGACACAATATATTAATAACGATATTGATATTACAGCATTTAAAGACAGAACTATTTCATATAGCTCAGGTAATAACTCAGTTATCGCCAGAGTCATCCAGACCTCTCCTTCTATAAATGGAGCACCAGCCTGCCTTCATGTTAAGTATATCACCGGTGATGAATTTGGTCCAGGTGCTACTATTCAGGCGGCCAATACACAGTTGTATGCCAATCTAGTAACAACATCAAATGTTACATCTAATGGCGCCGTAGCATTTATCTATGATTCCATTTACTTTATGCAAGGATTCTTCATCAAAGTTCCTAGGCAGGCAGTTGTTTTATCTAAACATAATCGTCAAGCCAACACAAAGGTTGGATTAGAATTATCGGATGAGATTATTACAGAATATGATGATACCTCATTACTTGATCCAGCACAGGAATCTTCAAACTATCAGGCACCTGGTGCCGGCCGATATCAGGTTATGCTTAATCTTGCTACAAGAGAGTTGAATAGTATTGATGATGAGAAGTGGATTCAGATTGCTACATTAAAGAATGGTATTATTACCAAAATTCAAAATACTCCAATATATTCTGAGATTGAAGATGTTTTGGCCAGAAGAACATATGAAACTAATGGTAACTATATTGTCAGGCCATTTAAGATCACAGTCGAAAACTCCCTACTTGATAGTGCCAATAATTTTTCTCTATCAATTGGTCCAGGTAAAGCATATGTTTTCGGTTATGAGGCCGAAAACCAATCAACAACATCAATTCAAATTCCTAGAGCGAGAAACATCAATACGATTACCGATTATAATATCAGAGTTAATTATGGTAATTATGTTATTGTTGATAATGTTCAAGGTAACTTTAATACATCTGGACAAGGCGTAATTGATCTACATTGTGTTGATTCCGCAAATGTTAGTGTTTCTAGCAATGCTGCTTACTATTCAACCAAGATTGGTACAGCACGTATTAGAGACCTTAATTTCTATGGTGGATCATCCAACACGACCACTAGACAATATGAACTTTATTTCTATGATAATAAGTTTAATGTTATTACAGATAATGCCGCATCAACTGCAAACACCACAGATCAGATTGTTTTATCTAGTGCTAATTCATCATCTGCTAACGATGCATATACCGGTGCTTATATTAGGATTTTATCAGGTAATGCCGCTGGCGATCTAAGGTTTATCACAGCATATAATGGTAATAATAAGAGAGCAAATGTTTCTCTTCCATTCTCCTCTAATACAAACACATCTTCTCGTTATGAATTAAGATTTGATATCACAGACGTTGATGGATTTGTTCAGCGGACAGGATTTACCAATACAGCAACATCAAATGCTGCTGCCACTATCAGTCTGTTAAACAAAGATGATGGTACACTTAATGGAAATACTTTTATTTCTGAGCCAACTTTCAGTGAAGGTTATTATCTAATACCAAGAAACTATGTTGCTTATGGAAGTATTAGCAATACATCATACATTTATCGTAGAGTTTATAACTCCGTAAACTTTAATTCCGGTAATGCCACAATCACCTCTGCCACCAACGAACAGTTTGAAGGTGAAACAACCACATCAAATACATCGTCAACAATTATGGACAATTTCTTAGTTATTGTTACCAGCCCTACTGGTAGTAATAGGTCACTTGGTGACCAGGTAAAGATTACAGCAACAGTTAATAACTCATTACCTGAAACTGCTATTCTACAAACCGGTAACACATCAGAATCCTTTACTGCTACTGTTTACTCTAAGATGTTTGTTCAAAATGCTCCTTCTAGAGTTAAAACGTTTAGAGCAGCAAATACATCATATTTTTCATCTTCATCACCATCAGTAACTTTTGTTAATCCAACCGGTTCATCAACATCTGTTTATCTTGATAAAATGCAAGTTGTTATCCAGAATCCATCATTAACAGAAAAAGAAAGTTTATTCATTTCTGATGTTCTTGCTGTTCCAAAAATCTATTATTCAGCAACAGCACCAGTAAACGGACAAACCATTGGTGATTTAACAGATGTAACCAATAAGTTTACCTTGGATAGAGGACATAGAGCAGAATTTTATGATCATGCATCTATTTCAGCAAAAGGTGGAATAAACTTTGATCGAGGATATTATATTGTTTGCTGCCGTGCTTTCACACATACAAGTGATACAGGGCATTTCTCGGTTGATTCATATCCTAATTTGGCAAATACCGTATTTGAAGAAGGTTCAGATATTGGTACCGGTTATTCATTAATTCCTACTATCGATGGAATTAAATTGTCCGATTGTATTGACTTTAGACCTGTTCGCCAAAATGCTGCTAATACAGCAGGATTTACTTACGGTACAGCAAGAGCACCTATTGCCACAACCAGCTTTAATTGTGATTATGGACACTATCTTGAGAGAAAAGATATTGTTGTAATGACAGTTAATGATGAACTAAAACTTATCCAGGGTGATTCCACAGGAAGGTATTATCCTGAGACTCCTGCTAAGAGTCTATTACTACATAGACTCAGAGTTCTTCCATATACATCGGCACCAAAAGACATTTTCATACAATCGGTTGAGCATAGAAGATATACTATGGCCGATATTGCAGGTATTGATCGTCGTCTTAAAAATATGGAATACAATGTATCTCTAAACTTCTTGGAAAAGAACGCACAAGGCCTTGTCATTAAAGATGTTAATGGTCTTGAGAGAACAAAATATGGTGTTCTAGCAGAAGATTTCTCTAGTCATCTTCTTGGTGATATTGATAATCCTGATTATAGTTGTGCTGTTGATATTAACGGTACATTCTCTCCAACTGGTGGTATTCTAATGCCACGAGTTTTTACCAAGTCAATTAAATTACAGGCTAATAATAGTTCTTCTACAGGTTTATCTGTATATGATGATAAGGTTATGTTGGCTTATACAACAGCACCTGCTATATCTCAAGTAGCTGCAACAAAGCCTGTTCCTATTGCCGATTATCTATTTGCAGATTTCAGAGGCAATATTATTACTACTCCAGAACTTGATATTTGGAAAGATACAACTACACTACCTCCACAGGTAGCAGATATTCCAATACCATCAATTGAACTGGATGTTCCTGTTTATAAACCACCGATAGGTATTGATGCATTGATGTTAACAGTTACAGGTGATAATAATACCTTTGCACATTTAGGTCAGTTATATTGGAGAATTTTGAATAAAATGGGTCTCGTTTATGGCGATCCTCAGCGTATTTCACCAATAGCAAGATATCTTGAAGATGGTGAATGGTACAGCGATTATGGTACTGGACCCGACCTAGATGGTTCAGGTAATGTTAATACCACAGGTATGAGTTTTGATCAACTTTATATTATTACCAAAAAATCAATTGACCGCACTGGATTCCCATTTGCTAGTGGTCCAACGGGTGTTTCTAATGCTCGTATTTTGTTGATTTATAGGTTATATAACTCTCTTCTAAATAGACCACCAGATTTTCCTGGACATTGTTTCTGGTGTATTGTTTCCACAATTCAAGAATGGGATGAGCAAACAACAAGAGAACAAATGCTTATTGCGGCGAATCTAAATGGAGAACTGACTTCCGGATCAAGTATTGCAATTCCAGAAGATAGATCGATCAATACAACACCAATATATTTTCTTGATGATAATTTAAATGCTAGTCTTATAGATGAGAGAAAATTGACATTTTCACAAGATATTAAAGATTATGATACAGTTAAAACACCGGAAGGCCGTGATGTTATTTTCAATGCAACCAGTGGTGTTGAAAGATCGGTTTCGGAATTCTACAACCAGATATTAGGAAGACCACCTGATGCTGGAGGATTACAATTCTGGGTAGGTATCTATAATCAATGGGTCAATGAGTCATCTGGAACAGATGATCAACGGCGCCGGAACGCGGCCGCTAGATTGGTGGAAGCTTTCAGAGCATCTCCAGAATTTAAAGCACATCCTTCAAACTGGGTCAACACATACTATGATTAAGAATTAAAGGAAAAATTAATGCCTTCTACCATTACTAATTCATCATCAACCGAATTAAACTCAATAACAGGTAGTGAAATTTCTGT